CTCGTCTGAGCATTCCCAGTTCAGTACATTGACAGGAGCTTTAATCTTGTAGTCACTACCAGGATACAGCGTGACGCTTACTGTATTAAACCACCAGCCTGTAGCCAACAAGGCACGCTTAGCAGTTTCAATTTGTTGGAGGATACTCTGCACCGTTGTATTACGGGCAGTAGTACTTGTTACATTAGCCTCTCCTAAATAAGGGAGGATAGTGTTTACTGCATCAAGTAATTTCATTGTAGGGGTCTCGTAGTTAAACCCCTAAGTATGAAAGCACTAGGGGCGCTAGGCTTAATTAGGCAGGGATAGTAGGTGCCTTCAAACCTGCTGGCGGTGCCGACAGTTGAGAGATATTAGTACCACCTTGCCCACCATGGTCGATAGTACTTTGCGGTACTACAGCATCAGGTGCGTAGGATTGCCCTGGAATGAACTGAGAGTTAATGCGTTGAACTTCGCGTTTCCAAGTTCCGGTAAGATTAATTGTAGCCATGTTGTACTCCTAAAATAGTCGAAAAATAAAGAGAGGCACTAAGCCTCTCCTTTTGTACGTAGAACCTAATCCTTACGGAGTAGGCTCAACCAGACGGATGGATACAGCAGTATCCGGGCGACGCTGACCCACGGTGTACATGGTGTAGCAGTCCAGTACGTTAGCGAAGTTCTCTTCGTCATCCCAAATACGGGTAGTGTAAGGCTTAGCCTCAACAGTAACGAGAGTCTTGCTCTTGGACATGATAACCATACGTACAGTGGCATCTTCCGCAGACACATTAAAGGCAGTACCCAGAATGTGGTTAGCGATAGCAGCAGTCGGGAATTCCAGGAACTCAATCACAGGGATACCATTCATACGCATTACACGACGGTCGCCATAGGAGCCGTTGTCGTTAGCGTTGAATTCCTTGTTAAAGAGCTTCGGATGTTCCATCAGGGTGCTGTACTGGTCGGTATAAATCAGAGTGACCATATCCGCCAGCGGAACCTTACGCTTAATCAGCGCATCAACAGCAGCAGCGTGAGCGCGATTCAGAGAGATAGCGTTAGCTTCCAACTCTGCATAGGTCAGCGTGCCAGTCTTGAACTCAGCTACAACTTCCAGACCATCTTGGAAGGCTGGCTTGAGGTGTGCCGGAGCAACCCAATCACGAGACTTAATAACCTGAATGATGTGCGCTTGGTCATAAGCCTCTGCGAATGCAGTACCGTTGTTCATACCCATTTCGGTAAGGAAGTCCGGTGCAGTCCAGTCATCTTGGTAGTCGATAGGGTTACGGATGTACATCGTAGTATCGACAGTGATGACCAGCTTATCAGAAGTAACCTTCTGCGGGTCAAGCGCAACACCAGAGGTACGCCCCTTAACTACAGATGAATTCAGGCGGTCAATACGATAGGTATTGGAGCGGTCATTTACAGACCGTTGAGCAGACAGGCCACGGAACAAAGCCATGTACTGAAAGCGAGTATCTACCTCAGATTGGTAGACTTCCAAATGTTGGTCTACGTCCGAGTTCGCGCCACCCCAATGAGGGCGGCTAGTGTTACCAGTGTAGGCAGTATTAGCCATTTCTTAATCCTTATTTTCCAGCAGCTCGGCCAGCGGCACGACGTTGCATTAGTTCATTGTAGCGAACACCGAACGGCCCTACTTCTAGGGAACGTCCTGCCGCCTCAGTCTTGAGCTTCTGTAACTCAGAGCTGAACTCAGCCGCAGATAAACCTGCGTTTGTATTTACAGGATTACCCTGCAACATAGCACCTGATACTACAGGTACACGCCCCGATGCTTGAACGAATTGCATCAACTGAGCAGCACCCTGTTTAATCAGGCCATTATCCAACAGCACCTTAACCATCTGCTTAGTTTCAGCATCAGCATGTGCGTTGAATACAGTTACAGCAGAGTTCCAGTTCTCAGCAGAACCAGCCACCTCTACTACTGTCGCTTGAGCAGCAGCCTTAGAACTAGCAGCAGTAGCAAGCTCCTGTTGCAGTACAGCCTTAGCCAAAGCGATAGCTTGGTCTCCGTGCTTACCGAAGCGTTCTTTGAGGAACGCAGTATCAATAAGCCCTTCATCTGAGTATTCCGCAGCCTTACCCAATGCACGCTTAATGTCAGCATCAGTACACCCAGTCATAGCGACGAATGTACCTACTGCAACATCAAGCACAGCATTACCTGTACTCTCTACTGCACCTGTACTCGGTACAGTTTCAGCAGGTTGCTCAGTAACGCCTGGAATAACAGCAGCAGGTGCCTGAACAACAGGCGCTACAGGAGCTACTACTGTAGATGGGTCTACGGCTTCGGGTGTAGCAGAGGTAGGTTCGGTAGGTGCAGGAGCCTGCGCCTGAGTAGGCATACGTGGAGGCTTAAGCCCCTCTGTTTCAACAGCCATTATAGTTCTCCAATAGCTTGAACATTACTTAATGAATTTGCTTGTGCTACTGCTTGCGCATTAGCTTCTTGTAGTTGCTTTAACTCTTCTTCTGTTCGGTACAGTGGTCGAGTATCTACATTGAAACTACGCATTACAGTATCAAGGATACGTTCTGGGTCTGGCCGTTGAGATAAGCCCTGCAATGCAGGTACTACAGCAGCCACTATCTGTGTAGCTTGAATGAGGTTCTGTACATCAGCACTACGACCAAGCGCAGGAACACCCGCAGTAATATCCAGAGTGAACTCACCTGAAATCATAGCGACGATAAATGCTGGTTCAGTCTCTTGAAGTAACAGATGCGCTAACTTCGTGTGCATAAACGCAGATAGCGTACTAACAGCACCACCCAAAGCCTCATCAGCTTCATTAGCGTTAATCTCAACCTCACGAGCAGTAACACGTTCCCCTTGGCGAGTATTACCACCGTACATGAACGCCTTAGCTAGACGGTTCTCTATAATCATCAAGTCGTTTAGTACTTGCTGAATCTTAGCGAACTCCCCACCTTCAAATGGTTGAATGTCAGCCGGATTACCCTGTACGGATTCACCAGTAACAGCATCCTCTAGTGCATCAACGTCAGTAGAGCTACCAGGTTTAATTAGATTCACAAGCCGTAGAGTTTCCAGCTCGTACTTTGCTAGTGCCATAGACACATCACTGTACTTAGCGAAATCCCCAGCAAGTTCCTCGACTAAACCACGACCATAGGCATCACCTGCACGCAAGTTCCACACTACAGGAATATACGGACATAGGTTCTCTGGATAAACATCTAGTACACCTACATCCTTACCATCTACCTGTTGTGTTACTTCATAGCTAGTTACGGACTCGCGCTGTACTCTGCGCATACGTGTGTACAAGTCGATGTTATCCGTATCCTTACGGTCAACTCTATTAATCTCAGCACGTAGCGCATCAGGCAATGTACCCCAGGCTTTACTCTCTTTGATAATCAAATCAAGTACAGTACCGGAGTTATCCCGAATGCAACTGTAGTTACGCAAGCTGTACACGATAGTCTTAGACCCTTGCCGGATTAGCAAAGCGTTACCTGTAACGATACATAGCTTTAACGCTTCCAAGAGTCCTGCATAACCACCATTAAGGAACAGACGGTTACAACTGTTGACCTCAAGATTAACAAGAGTATTACGCCAAGCATTATCATCGTCACGGAGACCAAATGCCTCTCTCATAGCATCGCTAACTTGGATATTGAAGAAAGGTTGCTTAAACGGAAACAACAGCTTCGCCAGCTTAGGCGCTAAGTTATTAACTAGCGTAGCACCTAGAGACTGGTAATCATGCTGTATCTCCATGTTACCTGTATTACCGTGCTCATATACTTCTGGAAACAAGCTCGGGATAGTCCATAGACTGTAATCCTCTAGCTTCTTCAAGAACCGAGTATCCTGATAAGTCTCGAACAAAGTCTGATAGGTGCTAGTACTAATCATTAGACCACCCCAAGACTTGTACTGGTACTTGCCTTCTTCTTCTTCTTAACACCAAGAGCTGTACTGTCCTCAGCTACATCTGTACCTGCGCCAGTTTCAATCTTAACTACATTATCAAGAACCTTAGAAGATTCTAGTGTATTAGCTTGCTCAAGCTGACGTTGTTGCATTTCGTACTGCGCACGTTCAGCAGCAGCCTGTTGTGCAGCAACCTCAGCAGCTTCTTGTTCCTTGGTATTAATGACCATTCTACCTGGGTCTAATAGCGCGTTAGCGAAAGAACCACCTACCCATAACTTACTACCACCCATAATACCGCTTACTGCTTTCTTAAGTCCCATTATGTACCTCATAAATCTTAGACTTGTATGTATGCACTCCGATTCTATGCTGAATCATAAGCCAATCCATATTCAGTTGTTTAGTTAGTGCCTTTAGTTCGCGCAGTAGAACCTTAGTGCATACACTACAAGTACTAAATGTACATTGCATTACAAGCCCATAACCAAGTACATGATGGTCAATGTTCTTTGATGTAAAGGCGCAAGCTGCATAACCAGAAGCACTCTGTACTCTCATAATATTAATACCTTCTAACTCTTGTACTAATACATTCAAATACCAATCTCGATTCTGCATAAGCATTTCAGGTACAGCACCAGAATTCAAAGCATCTGTTATAGCAGTACTTAAGAAATCTATAGTTCTATCTCTATCTACATCAGTACATAGTATATCTACTCTACAGTTCTCTTTCATGTACTCTAGTCTCCTGCTGTTTAATCCTATTACGGATATACATAACTACAGCTCTCTTACCACTATTAACCAATAGAGTATTAGTACATGTAATATCTGTACACTCAGGAAATACTGCTTCTAACTCTTCTAGTACATACAATGGTATCTTAGGTTTAGTATTACCTACATTACCTGTACTCATAGTACTTACTCCTTCACCGCTTTAAGCGCTTTAATCATATTACTTAGGAAACTAGATGAAGGTACGATTTATAGTACCTTAGAAACAGAAAAGCCCAGCACAAGGCTGGGCATAATTTGTACAAGTACTAACAGAAAGGAAATCTCGCTACAAGCACGTCATCCAGATTCATAGTACCAAGAGCTGGTCTAACTAAGGTCTTATCACCTTGAATGGTGATACCCGCATCAATCCGACTAAGCACATCTTCGCTGTACATGCTATGAAATTCATGTACTAAAGTGTACCGCATAGCATCTACATCACAAGGATGAGTAGCAAAGCTATCATGGATTGGTAGTATATCACATGGCGCAGCATTGATGGTTTTACACAGATGCGCACCATCTAAACTATGGATGAAGTTCGGAGCTACAGCAGAACAAGCCTTACGTTTATCATAAATCCCTGTGTACATAGACGTAAGGATTTTACTGACACCCATTGACTTAATCTGTACCTGTTTAACTTCTACACCTTCGGCCCAGTTAATTACCGGGATACCTACAGGATTAACCCACTTGAGCTCCTTGTGCGATTCATTACCAAAGCCATCCACCTCCACAGCCCAACGGCATAAGTTCTGTAAGTACCGCATACCCTCAGCAGCCGATGGCACAGTACGCTCTACACCCGAGCGCAGAGCTTTACCTATACCAACGGATAGCTTATGCATACTGTAAAGCACCTCACCGTCATCATCCAGCACTGGGGTATAACCAGCGTTAAGCATATCAGCTACTACATAGTCCATAGTACTCTTTAGAGTTGCGCTATAAACGTAAGTCATAACAGGTCG